ACTGGCGTTGAAAGATTGAATGATTTTATAACTGATAATTCCCCACTAAAACTATCTAAATTTAGTGCCACAAGTGTGCCAGGACATTTGGGGCCATTAAGAATTGATTGGGATAAACGGAAATTGGATGAAGAGGATGTACAACAAATGCAAGAACATGAAGGTCACCCAGATAAAGATGCAGTTGCAGCCCAAAACGACCACACCCAACATGTTGAAGATATTAAAGATGGGGATAAAGAAAATGACCTGGAAAAAGCATATGGCTTTGGAGCGAGGGGAGGACAAGGTGACTCTCTCCATAGAGCGAATACTAAAGATATACTAAGCCGTAATCCAAGGGATGATGAAGGAGAAGAGGAAGAGGAGAACACTATTCCCGAAGAAGAAGAGGGGTTGAAAGGTTCGTTGACTTATGGTAAGATGATGTTTAAATCGGCTGGATGGGATAAAATATTTAAGAGTTTAATAGATGAACTCTAATTGTTGCCCCAAATGCACAGGATTTATGACCGTAAATTTTGACAACGATTTAGTTTGTTTAGTGTGTGGATTAGTATTAGTATTAAGAAGGAGTGTAAAAGATGATACCCGAAAGAGCAAAGGACGGAATAGTAAAAAGGAAGCTGGCAGGGGAGACATGGACAGCAATAGCACAGTGGGTGGGACAAGAATTTGGAGAAGCGGTACACCGAACAACCGTGCAACGTTGGTACGACAAGGAGGTGTCTCTAGAAAATCTAAATCCAGATGATATTATACTAGATGATATCGAAGATAGAATTAAGATAGACAAAAAGTTGGCTACTTCTCACGCAGAAGCCGCTTTTTATAAAAAGTTATATACTAAGAGTTTACGAGGATATGCTCAAACAGACCTCTTAACCGATATTATTAAAGGTTCTGTACCTAGTTTTAAGAAAGTTGAAGTCTTCCCCAAAGGAAACCCCAATGGAAAATTTAAAGGGGATACTCCACAGTCAGTAGTCGCTCCGCTATCTGATACTCATATCGGTGAGTTTGTAGACATTGACCAAATGAAGGGTTTGAATTCTTATAACTTTGAAATCTTTAATAATAGGTTATATGGGTGGGCTAACCAAGTAGTTTCCTTAGTGGAACTTAGACGCAACGCTGTCCCCATCCCTGAATTAGTTGTCCCAATGTTGGGGGATATGATTAGTGGCGATATACATGAAGAACTGTCCCATACGAATCTCGCAAACTGTATGATGCAAATGATTAGAGGGGCTAATCTAATTGCCCAAGCCTTAATGTATATAGCCCCCCATTTTGAAAATGTACGAGTCCCGTGTGTTGTAGGTAATCATGGACGAATGACTCGAAAACCCCCAATGAAAGATAAATTTATGGACTGGGACTTCCTTATGTATCAGTGGATTGCTGCTCTATGTCGGGAACAGACTAACATTGAGTTCCACATTCCAAAAAGTTTCTTGACGGTGTATCCTGTATGCAATCAAAATATCTTAATGATGCATGGGGATGCCGTATCTGGAGCAGGAAGTCTGGCCTCAGTAACAAAAGTTATTACTAATCTTCGTTCAGTCTTGCACTTTAAAAAAGGACTGGAAAGTGAAGTGGGCCATATCCCAGAAACTGTTGAGGCAGACTTTGATTCTGTCATGATAGGACACTTCCATAGGGTGGATGAACTAGATATTGGGACAGGGAAAGCCCATATCTGTGGCTGTATGAAGGGAGCAGATGAATTTGCAATGACTCGTCTACAGGCGGTAACGAAACCCCAACAAATAGTTACCTACTGGCATCCGAAATATGGTTACATAGGGAAAGAAATCATCTATTTAAACAATTATGATACACAAGAATCGAAATTCATAGATGAAATCCCCGAAATTTGGGTTAATAATGGGTATAATTAAAGAGTATTGATTGTAATAAGGAGTTATTAAATGGCTGGAATAACCTTAAAACAAATAATAGATATGGCTAATAAACGGCTTCCCCGTGATATTGGTAATACCGCTCTAAATAAGGCATACGAAACATGCCCCGTTCAGTCAGGAGATTTGTATCGAAGTCTATACTTGGACATAACTGCTTCTGGCTTTACATTAGGGGCAACAGTTCCTTATGCTTCCGATGTAGAAGAAGGGGTTGAACCAGTTGTGGTTACGGGGTCATATACAAGTAAAACGAAACGACATAAACGGAAAACTAAGAACGGGACAACAACAATTAGAGGCCATACCAAGACTTATAAGAATCAAAAACCTGTAGAAATAAGCGGGGCTGCTGACCGGTCTGCCCAAGTATGGCGTACCCGTGGTCTTACTTCAGGTCGAGAAGGTACATTTTTTATGCAGAAAGCGTTGGAAAGCTCCGTAGAAGAAGTCATGGAGAAATTTATGGCAAGTATAGGAGCTACCAAGAATAGGAGATAGAGGAGGTTAATCATGGTTAATTTAAGTCAAGTCACACCTGAGCAAGAATTTATTATAGCTCGTCATTCTAGGATGGTGGGTAAAGTATTAGATTTAATTGAAGCGTCTATACCTGAAGGAACTCAATGCGAGAAATTCAAGAAACTAGTTCAAGTTCCTATGTACGATTTTAGAAACGAGATTCTAAAATTAGTTTCTTTGGGATTAGATGACGAGTAATTATATATAAAGTAGCAAAACGTCCCATTTTTGTAGAAAAATTAGTATAATAAAACGTGTAACTATATAATAGTTGTGCGGTGTAGAAGGTCGGAAGTGGCTTAGACCAACCTTCTTAGGATATCATATATTATATATACTAGGAGGGTATGAAATTATGGCAGATGACACACTAAATCGGATAGAGAAACATATGGAAGGTAACACGTTGGCTCTTTCGGCTGTTGCCGAAGTCTTGCAGAAGATGGATGACCGCTTCATTCGTGATGAAGATGTGGCCTTCGCAAAGCAGGAGCAAGATCAGGCTGTAGATGAACGGACTGCTATGGTGAAAGCCATTGCTTCTGAAGTCTATGGTATGATGAAAGCTGACAATGGAATGGACGTAGATGGCACGAAGGTACGGTCTGGTACGAAGATGAAAGGTCGGGGGGAAGACTCTGAGTCTCCTGTTAACCCTACCACTAAACTTGCAGACCAGCAAGCTACTATTCAAGCTGCCGACGAGGAGGAGGAAGAAGACGTAGAGAAGGGAGAAGATAAGGACGAGGAGAAGAAATTCAACTTCGATAAAGAACACGGTGGTGCTGAAGAGCATCCCAAGGACGAAGAAGAAGAACCCAATCAAAAGATGTATAAAGGCGATGACGAGGACGAAGATAAAGACCTAGAAGAGATGGCTAAAGAGCTTAATGCTTTGAAAAAGCAGATAGCAAACACTGAGTCTAATATGCAAAAGGCAGTGCAAGAAGAGTCGGAGCAACGGCTTCGGAAGATGGGATTTAGAGAGGAATTGGGTCTACAAGCCCCCCAACAGATTAGTCCACTGGGAGTGGATGGGACTACGCCAATCGTAAAGGGCAATGGAACCTCCGTTGATACGGTTGACCAGTTGGCTGGTATGTCTTACAAAGAACTGCGTAACCTCCAGACCCAGATTGAAATGGGAAATACTGATGGGGTGCCACGGGAACTACTTAGCAACTAAATATAAATTAAAGGAGTCACACTATGGCTAATCCTAGTCTATCAGAATATCTAGCACAGTCGCAGCGTGGTCTGTATCAGTCTGTATTCGGGCCTGAATACTTGCAGAAACAGTCCTATTTCACTGTTGACAGTTCTACTGGTATTTTTAATACAACTTATGGACGCAAGGTGTGGCAAGCTTTGAACAACCAGACCCGTTTTTTCAATGCTATCCCCAGGGTAGTTTGGGGTAATACGGCTGGTTGGCGTGTTCGTTCAGACCGTGGTTCTGGACGCTCTCGCCCCGTTACTGAAACGGGCAATCTCCCGACAGTGGATGTTTCCAATATTGAAACGATTTCGAGCTTGCCTCGTATTGTTTCCACAACCTTCGGTGCTTCCGTGAAGTCCGTCTTCACGGCACAGTTGGAGGGTGGTATCGGAGACGTTCTCGCCATGGAGAATGAGAACTCTCAGCTTGACCATATCAAAGAAATCAACGAGGAATTGCTGGCTGGCAGTGCGTATATTACGTCTGCTGGAGCAACAACTTCCTTCACAGTACCCGCTAGT